CCAGGTGCTGGACGTATACAATGTCCAAACACAGATTATGGTGTATTCTTTCGCAATCGCTTAATCATTCCACAACCCACAGATAGTAACTATTCCATTATCATGTCTGACTTACTAGACACCGATAATTACTACGCTGCTGACTCACAATTTAGAATCAATAAAGGAAGTGCAGATTTTCTTGTAGGCTTTTTTCCATACCAGGAAGATCAATTAATTGTGTTTATGCGTAATAGCATTCATATGATAAATAATATTGCCACAACCTCCGCAGCCAATACTTACGAGATTACCCGGCAGCATGGTTGTGTGGCACGTAAATCAATTGCACAGTCTGGGCCACAAACATTCTTCTTATCAGATAATGGGGTCATTGTCTTGTCACCTGGCACAGACCCTGCAAAAGGACTTGGAGTAGCTATAAGTAAAGTAAGTGGCGAAACCATACCCATGACCAGACCTATACAGGATCAGTTTGATGAGGTTAACTTTGCAGCAGCAGATACTGCATGTGGTATCGTGTATGATAACGCTTACTATCTTGCAGTACCCACAGGTAGTTCAACAGTACCTAACAAGATTTTCGTGTTTAACCTACTTACAAGCACCTGGACTAGTGTTGATTCCTACCCAGCAATGTCAGGCAGTCTAGCATTTCATGTAGATGACTTTGTAATTTGCTCGCATGGATCTGCACCAACAAGACGTAGGTTATTTGCATGTAATGATACCGGGTTTTATCTCATGGAAGAAAACTCCATTGATGATAGTGGTCGCAAAATAGGCAGTACATCTGAGTCCGGCACAACTGCAATTGCAGGCAAGCTTGTCACACGTTCATTCACCTTTGGAGACATTAGCGTGAAGAGTTGGAAGCGTGGACAGTTGGGTGCAAACACAGTCAATGCAGATGCATTTAATATTAAGGTCAACACGCTAGACCCAGACTCAAGCACCACAGTATTGAGCCATACCGCAGACGGCACAGAAGAAGCACTCTTCCGCTTTGGTACGGGTCGTACCCGTGGGTATGGTGCAGAGGTAGAAATCAATGTAACCGCAGGCAGACCAAGCTTTAGACATGTTAGCCTGGAAGCAATTGGGGTAGGTGCAAATGCAAGAAGGGAAGTCGCATAGATGGCAATCACCGCAACAGTTACACGAGGATTTACATTTGCCACAGGCGTGGATGTAACGGCATCTGCATTAAACCAACTTGGTGAACCAACAGTTGCAATTAGTGAAGGAAATGTAAACATCACAGGAGGCACGATTAGTGGTCTATCCTCACCCATTGCCATTGCAGACGGAGGCACAGGAAGTGCAAATGCAGGGGCAGCAAGGACTGCACTTGGACTAGGCACGGCATCCACACAAGCAACTACTGCATTTCTACAACCAAGCAATAATTTATCAGATGTATCCGCTGCTGGTACTGCACGCACAAACTTAGGACTAGGCACAATTGCCACCCAAGCAAGCAATGCAGTTGCTTTAACAGGTGGCACGATTAGTGGCACAATAATGACACTAAAATCATACGCAGTAAGTGGTGTGCCATCCGCTAGTCCAGCCGGGCAAATGATTTACGTAACCGATGGAAACGCAGGTGCAGCAACAGTCGCAGTAAGCGATGGATCTGCATGGAAAGTGGTCGCATTAGGAGCGACAATTAGTACATGAATATTTTAGAACGAGCAAAGGAATTTTACGACTCAACCAAGGGCGATATGTTCAAGGATTTAAGTGCGTATGCAGCCTACGGGTATGTATTTATTACACCACAAACCATGTTGCTTGGAAAAGCAGTTAGATCCGATTCAGACAAACATCCCGATGAACAATGGGGTGTACTTGCACCCGATGCTTGGTATGTACGGACTGCCATTGGAGATAATGCAATTTCAGATTTTATAAACAGTATTCCATACCCACTTCCATTTGTTGGGTGGATGAGACAATTAAAACAAAAACCTATTAAGTGGTACGACTTTAATAGAATCAATCGGAGGAAATAACAATGGGAGGAGGGCCAGACATTAATTATCCAGCGCAGCCAAGTTATGGCGAAGGCATGGCAGACGCACTTAAAGCACAAGTAGAATTACTTACAGGCACAGGTGACTTTGCAAGTACAGGGTCACTTGAATCCTTGCTTCCACTTGAAGAATCAATTCGTAAGAAAACTGCGCAGACAGACACAGATATACTTAGGCAGACCTTGCTTGGTAGTGAGCAGAAAGTTGTTAAAGACCCAGAGACGGGTAAGTATGGAATACCTGGTGCAGAACCTGTTACTAATGATCAAGGGCAAGTGCAAAGTGCTGGAGGTGGAAGGTATCAAATTATTAAAACTGGTACTGGCAAGGATTCTTCTCCCAAACAAGAGTTTGGAAAAATGAAAGTTGAATTGGGTGTCGGCGCAACTTATTCTATTCTTGATACTAAGACAGGTGGGGTAACTGAAACTTTCGGTGGTGAAGAATATGGCACATATATTGATGGTGCAAAAAGCGCAAAAGCAGCAGAAGATTCTGCCCTCAAAGCAGTATCAGAAAAGTTTCAAACATTACAAACAATAATTGATGAAGCAGATGGTAATACAGATGCAGTTGCCCAAACATTTGAATTTACTAATCCAAATACAGGAGAACCATTAAAAGAAGGTGACGTAGTACGCCAAGAAGATGGCATGGTTGACCTACTAGGTGACAAGCGTGGCGTGCAGAACACAGTTGCGAAAGAAGTTACTAAGACAAAAGGAGGTTACTCCTGGACAGGTCAAGGTGCTGAAGATGCAGGACGTGAATATTACTCTACCTTTGATGATCAAGGCAATGAACTGCGAACTGGTTTATCTCTAGCAGAAGCAAAAAAGCAAAGTGGTGATAAAAGAGCAACCTCTACCACTGAAACTGTTTACGAACAAGTAGATGCAGGCAGAGAAGCTGGTTTTGATGAGAGTGGTAACTTCTTAGGTTTATCTGCGTATGGCGAGGACATCCAAGCAGGTAACTTGTCTCGTCAACGAGAGCGTGATTTACAAGACGTTGCTCGTTTATCTGGTACTTACCAGGACATCATGGAAGACTACAAGCCTGGCACACAGGAAGCACTTGAGTCTGCAAGGGCAGTACTAGAGTCACAAAAAGATTCACTTACGGGGGCAGGGGCAATTGGCGGGCCACAAGGCATAACTGACCCACTATCATTAACAAGCAAAGGATTTGACGCAGCACAAAATACCACACCTGTTGACTTAAAGACAGGCACTTCTTTCACAAGCGCACAGGTTGCAGATCCAACAACATTAACTGCTAAGACTTCATACACTGCGGATACTGGCGTTGCAGGCAGTGGTTACACCGCAGACAAAGCAGCCACAACAGGACTAGGTTATAGTGCTGCTCAAGCAGGTGATCCAATGGCATTAAAAGCTGCCACTTCATACGACCCATCTGCTGGCGTAACAGGTAGTGGTTATAGTGCAGTCGCAGGCTTAGATGGTGGGCAGATACAAGCTGATTCATTGCGTGCTGCATTAATGGCAGATGCAGAAGGTGCGCTTGCACAAGGTCTTACAGATCGTGAAGAACGACAAATCGCAGAAGCTGCTCGTGCAAGATCCACAATGATGGGGCGTACATTTGATCAGTCAGGTGCAATCGCAGAAGCACAAGCACGAGTTGCTGAAGACAACGCACGTAAGATGCAAAACCGAGTATTCGCACAACAAGCACTTGGGCAAGAAGCAGGGTTACAAGAGTCTGATCTTGGACGTGGTTTACAAGCTGGTATGCAAAATCAAGCAGCACAAAACCAGGCACTTCAGTATTCAGCAGGTCAAGATATGCAGGCACAACTTGCAAATCAAGGTGCAACCAATCAAGCCTTACAAGCAGGCATGGCAGCAGGTCTGTCTCAAGAAGCACTTGCAGCCCAGCAAAAACAGGCACAAGATTTTGCTAATATGCAGGCACAAAATCAAGCACTTGGATTTTCTGCTCAACAACAACAAGCGGCTCAATTTTCTAACCAGCAAGCAACAAATCGTGCATCTGAGTTCGGTTCTTCCCAGGCACTTAACGCTGCACTTGCAAACCAACAGGCAACTAATCGAGCTAGTGAATTTGGTGTGCAAGCTGGTCTTGGACAGGAGCAGTTAAAAGCAAACATGGCTCAACAAAAAGCAATGGCAGATGCTGGCTTTACCCAACAAGCTCGTGCTACAGAATTAGAAGCTGGACTGACACAAGAACAAGCAGAGGCACAACTTAATCAGCAACGATTAATGGCTAATCAGCAATTTAGCCAGGAGGCAAATAAGTATGGTGCGCAAGAGGACATGCAAGTTCAACTCAACAACTTAGCTAACCAAATTTCAAATTACCAATTTGACACAGGCGCGCAAATGGATGCGGATCGCTTGAATGAACAACTTACACAGTCTGGTATTCTTGGTTACATCCAAGCTGCTGGTGGACTAGCTGCATTAGAAGACCAATCTACCCTTGATCCATTCCAAGCAGTGTTGGGCAGAGGAGGAGGAGGTAGCTTACAAGCCGGGCAATCGGTATTTGGACAAGCTGGCTACGGACTTAACTCAGCACCACAATATCTTAACCCAGAGAGTGGGCTAGGATACATACAGAACCAAGCAACTAATGCAGCGAATATGTATAACGCACAGGTAGGAGCAGATGCAACTAAGACTGCTGGTATATTTAGTGGACTTGGTTCGCTTGGTGGTGGGTTGCTAGGTGGAGCAGGTGCTGCTGGTGGGTTTGGAAAATTATTCAGTTAAGAGGAGATAAAATATTATGGCAAGAAAACCATTCTTTAGCGGAAATTACGGATCAGCGTTAGCACGGGTCGATACTCGACCCATCATGGAAGCCGGGCGTGCGCAAGGGCAAATGT